AATCAGATAGCTGATCGAAATAGGAAGGTTTATTGGCTTTTGATTTAGTTTTCTGTGCAACTGCCCACTGCCTTTTAATCTCCTCATCTGCTTTCGCATGAGGCATTTGTTTAAGTTCATAGAATGCGAGTGATGTAGTTTCATTCAATAGAAGAGGAAACTGTTGATCGTCTAATTTAGGAACAAAGCTATCTTGTAGTAGAAATACAGGAACAACCTGACCAAAGCCTAATGTCTTACTAGCTTGTAAGGTACTATCTTGAGTGGCATCAAACGAATCAAACAATACCCAATTATTCTGAATTACCGTACACATCAAAGGTGTACGATCGTTTCGGTATCTAAACTGAAACGTAGCTAGATTATCATTGAAAGTATATGCAAATGTATTGTTCTGAGTTAAGTCTAGTTTATTAACTATGTTTAAGAAGTAATCAATAGGGACTATTTCTACATACTTATATCCAGGAGGTACTCTAGGAGGATTAGCAGAAGATAGAACCCAATTACTAAACGTACCTGGACCTGATGCACTAGTTATATTAAGTGTTAATGAAGCTCCCACATAAGCAAGAACTCTACCAATAATGAAACTAGTACTTGAAGTAGCTTCTACTAGTTGATTAAGAACTACAGGCAATGTACTTGAAGCTACAGTAAATGTTACTGTACCTGATGGTAAGACGGGGATAGTAACACTAGAAGTAGAAGTAGTGGTCCAAGCAACAGAAGAAACCAAGTTAGTGTTGAGATCATGAGAGAATGCTCCGAACTGATCCGTCTGTGTATTATCTAAAGGATTAGTATCAAAGTACTGTAACCAATCTATTCTAGATACACCAGCTGGTAGAAGCATCTGCACTGGATTATTAGCGTTGTCCGAAGGAGTTAGCTGAAACAATGTCTCATCTATGGTCAAACTACCACGAGCTACAATATCATAATATTTATTTTGCAGTAGTTGAGCAATCTGCTGACTCTCGGTAGTGTCACCTATCGAGTTAACTTCATCACTTGACATCCTAGAAAGGATGTTTTGAACCATAGCTAAGACTGTTTGTTCGGCCATGTTATCCTCTGAATACTTTAGCTACAGTAACTACACCTGAATATAGGAAATAGAAACCAATAATAGCCATTAGTACTTGCCATTGTTCAGCAGATACTGGATCAGTAGATCCCATCTTCAATACCTTATCCACAAGAAATATCTTAGTAATGTAGGTAGCCGGTCCGACTGCGAAGCCGGCTCTCACCCACATATCTAAACTACTGTGTTGACTATCAGCCAACAAAGCAGCTCTCTTGGCTTCAAGAGTATTTATTCTTTCTTGAGATGCTGTTCTTTCTTGATCTGTCGTAGCTTTGAGAAGAGCGATCTTCTCATTAGCTATAGCATTGGTAACGCTATTAATTGTCTGGAACAGACCAGGAAGAAGAAGACCTAAGAAACTAAGCATTAGGCTACAGGAGCAGGAGTCGCAGTCTTAGCCAGTGAAGACCAAAGACCAACAACGACGGCAGATACCGCAGCTCCAACTGAGCTGATAACGACATCGCCATTCCAGTACTGCATTCCATAATGTGCGACTAGAAAGCCACCGGCAGCTGCGATAGCAGCGCGTACCCAGCCACCAAGCTGAGTGGGACCAACTAGCGTAGAAAGAACGCTAATTACACTATTCATTGTTTATTTCCTTTTAAAGAGTTTGAGAATTAAGTTCCAATAGTAGTCTACTATTGTGTTCCAGGACTGCGTAGGAACGTCACTGGTAGGTTTTTTAGAGATGTCAGGTAGGGTAGTAGCCTGAGACATGAAAAGTTCATGCTCGGCCTTCCTACGCGTAATTAAACCAGCTACAACATGGGAAACCCCGTGTATTGTCTGTTTGTTATATAACAACAGATGATCGGCAGCTTCTGAGTATTTTCCTTCGTTTAAAAGAGGTAGCGCAGAAGAGTGTCCCAGAGCACCAGTATTAAAATGAAAAGAAACAAGAGCATCAAATTGATTCTGATTAAGAACTACCTTAACTAGCTTGTTCACTTCTCCTTCGACTCGTCCGAGATCTGCCGCGAGGATTTGATCGGCCTCGTCTTTTGAAAGTGTCTGTCCAATATGTACGATAGGAGGCCCAGCAGCGCTAGTATGCCCATACCCGATAGTAAGTACTCCATGAACTGTCTCCCCATCATGTACTATATGATCGTTGTAATCATCATACGATTGAAGTATTAGACCTTCAAACGATTCAATTAGTTTTCTTCCGTTCGGGCTTGTCTTCATATTCCTTTATCTTTTCCTGTAGCTGTTCAATCTGATGTTGAAGAGCAGTTATAGTGAATGCATATTCACCAAGTAAAGCTTTGACTTTCTGTTCCATTATGCCACCGTGGTTATAGCAGTCCAAGTAGTTGCACCATCTGTATTTATGTAAGCTCTAGTTATTGTAGTCGTACCATCACTACGAAGATATAGACTGCCTTTAGCAGCAGTTATAGTCGGAGCACCTGAACCAAAATATATACCAAAGCCAACTACACTAGTTGCGAAATAAGCTAAAGATGTGCTGCCTCCTGCAGTAAGCCCAGTAGAGGTAGCTATTTTAACTACACCATTGGTTCCGATGACTCCGGCAGTATCAATAGAAACATTGCCGGCACCTAATTGTAGAAGACTGCCAGTTGCAGAACAGCTTAATTGAGCTGAGCCACTTGTTTGTCCAGCAAGATTTAAAGTACCTGCTGTAGTTCCAATAACACCTATTTGAACAGGTTGTGAAATAGTTAGTAGATTTGCAGTATTATTTGAAAATAGAGTTAAGTTACCACTGGTTAAACCAAATAGCTGTAGAGTTCCATTAGATGCTCCATTACTACCTGAAGAAATAATACCAGCGCTTGTTACAGAGAAATTAACAGATTGAAAAGGATTTCCGGAGAATGTAGTACTTGTGAAATCGATACCAGTTGCGCAAGACCCTGTACCTGTTTTAAATATAGTTCCTGTAGTAGCGATTGGAAAAGTACCAATACCTCCTTGATTATCAATCAAGATGGCGTTGGTCCATTTAGCAGTTGACCCAGGATCATTGTTTAACCAAATCATGGTATTAATAGCAGAACCATTCACAGCATCAGCAGGATTACTTGAAAGTTGCAGCAAGGTCTTAGCCCAAGCACTGCTACCAGCGGCCATAGTTATACTACCACCGAGAGCTGAAGCCTGTTGTAAACTAGTAGATGAACTACCTAGATTAGATTGAAAGAAACCACCGAATAAAAGTCCAGCAGAAGTCCCGATTGAATTGGGATTAGTTCCACCATCTGCAGAATTACCAAAAGCAATTCCTTGAACAGCTAAATAGTTTCTATTAGGATTTGCAGCATTAGTTGCAGAAGTTAGTGTCAGTGATGCATTTAACCCAGCTCTACCTCCTTGAAGAGTAGATCCTCCAAAAGCTTGATTAACTGTGAAACCATTCGAGAAATTAGCTCCCACATTTATAGCATCTGTAAAATTAACAATACCTGCGTTATAACTAGAACCTGATGTAACTACACCAGTAGATACACCTAACGTTAAACCTGTGGTTGTACCTATGCCAAATGCATTAAAAGTTTGAGGAGCAGACCAAGTATTAGTTCCATCTAGAAAAGGAACAACATGTCCAGATGTTCCTGTAGTTGCTGAAATAATACTAATGTTTTGAGCATTAGTTACATCTGCTAATCTAGCAGGAGAATTAAGAGTAGTGGGGAAGGGAAGATTAACTATTTGATTATTATTCATATCCAGAGTGGAGAGCATCGGATTAGGACTAACTCCACTTCTAGATAAAGTATCTATGAAAGCTGTAGTTATAGCTGCGTTATTATTATTAACGACATTAACCGCAGTCGTATCGTTTTGAAATGTAGCTACGTTGTTAAGAGTAATGTTTTCAGCCATATTTTACTTTCTATTATTAAGGCCATAACACAGAGGTTAGGTCTTCTGCCGTCACACCATTTCCAGTTGTACCGACGGTTTGTACATACATTAAAAGATTACCATTGCTTGTTTCAACAGTAATTAGATCTCCAACTCTAATGCTTCCACGTCCATCTAAAGAATTAAAATATCCTGAAGTAGTAACTGTAGCAATATTGTCAGATGTTGAGTATGTCCAAGGATAAATTGAAGGATTACCCAAAGGACCTACTGGATGGAAGTTTGCACTATTAAAAGCCATTACGAATAAACCGTGCATGCGGGAGTAGCAACATTAGTAATCTGAATGATAAACGTACGTTGCGAATTTGCAGCCAATGTACTAACCGTACCTGTTGCAGCAGTATTACCTGCACCTAAAGCAATAGTAGGACCAGTAGCAGCCGCGGTAACATCAAACTGAATAATATTACCTATTTGAGCACCAGAATACTTAGAATTGAAGTATGCTACAATATTAGTAGCACTATCAAAAGTTACAGTACCTGCGCCACCTGTATAACAAGCCATACCTGCTGCCATTTGAGCGGCAGTCAAAGTACCTGTAGCTGTTATTAAAGTTGGAGTAGTTCCAGTAGTATCTAAAACTAGATTACCAGCTCCACCTTGACCTACTGAACCTGCAGTAGAAAAACCTATTGAATTAACAATAACATCACTGCCACTTAAATCAATTCGTCTTGAAGTATCGACCATTTGTTTTCCTTTCTATGTTAAGGTTGGCTCACAACCCACTGTAATTTAATCTACAATCGTGACAGACGTAGAACCAATCTAACAATATCCGTTAGAACGTTATGTTACCATAGATCGTGTATCTAACCCGAAGCTTAACTAGTCCGCTTGTAAACGTACCAGTAGCAATGGAAGAGATCCAAGCGCTCTGCGGAAGAGGAGTGATTGTATTC